AGAGGAGGAAACTTCTTGTACCGATAGTTGATCATGAATTGACGCGTAACCGCAGGGTCCATGAAATGAGTTTTTAATCTTCCGAATGTGGGGCCTATTAACCTCTGCATTAGCTGCACTCTCGCATGAACTTCTGCAGCGGTCATCGCGGGAGACTCTTTTAGTTTAAGTTCGTTAACGTAGTACGCCTCATTGATTGCCTCAATGAGTTCCCGTCTCTGTAAAGCAGACACATCGAATCGAGCCCTAGACTCAAAAGCCTTCATCGACTTCTCGATGTCTTGAACCACAACGGTTCCGCCCGCTGATAAGTCTATATCCCCGAATACCCCCTTCTTAGTCGTAAGAAGAGTAGGGTCGAGAACCTTTTCTCCAGCCACCAAAATCAATTCTTCTAACTGATTCAGGGTTAACACGTCCCATATGGCTATCATAGAAGGTGAGAAGCCGTGTTTAGAACCGGATACTCGTCGCCATTGAGGAACGAATACTGGCATCTCATGATGCCCGCCCTCTTCTCCGATCTCCGAACAGTCGTCCCAGAATATGTATCTACTACCATAAGGGCGCTTATCTACCGCCAACATATTAAATGTGTTGGCTCCTACTATATCCCTCCGCTTATATATACAGAAGATTATTTTAAATCGCTCTGTCGCTCTACCGTCGTTATGATACGCGGCTAGTATTGGGCTTGGCAGTCCTTCGTCTCCGAATTTATCTACGATCTGGTCTGCTGTCCACTGTATTACGCGATAGAAGTTCATGACATCGCCGTTAATATCCAGATCATAATAGCACTCGTCTACGGGTAGCGTCTTATATCGAGTCTGATCTAGCTCCATCGTGTCCGTTTCTTCGGGCATACTAGTCATGACTCCACCACCAAAAGCCGTGAGATCGATGTATATCTCGTTAGCTTCTAGATCGAAGTTAGACTGCTTGATGGATTGGTATGTTATCTCGTCTGCCTCTTCTAGCCACTCTTTAGCATCAGCCGTCTTCCGTAGCGCCAGGTCCTGAAAACCAAACCCGAACCATTTGAGTTCTGAGTTGGTCATCGCTCCGTGGATGTGAGCCGCCAAATTAGTGTTGGCTTGAATGGCTGTCGAGTCATAAATCTCTCGTCGTCGCCAGTCTATATTTCCTTCGCTATCCTTGCTCTGGAACATCATAGCTCTATAGGGAACTATGAACCTCTCTATAATATCCCACATGCCTTCGATATTATTACGATCGGACATTAGAGCCGCTAGTCTTCTCTTTATAGTTTTTCCGTCCACTTTGTCTCCTAGGGGTTCCACGTGGAACCTATGACTTAGTTAGCGTTTTTGGCTTTAAAGGCACCGGCTTCAGCCCTCTATCTAACATTATGATTGTTATGTTTTCATGGAGTATGCTTATCTGATCTACCGCGTCCTGCGAATGCTGTCGAAGAGCCGCTTGGTTCTTCTCACAGTCTTCTTTCGTAACCACGTTAAGGCCCCCTCTTTCAAGGAAAATTATTTTATTAGCCTGACTGAGTGCCCGCTCTACACCATCCACACGCCCCTTAAATTTCATTATCAGCCCTGCTACCGTTGCCACATACACGCCTACGTACACCAAATCCCGTAACGTAAATTCCACTATCCAGTTCTCCTCATCCGTTTGCTAGATCTACTTTTATTACTCCCCATTCCCCAATCAGGTATAGATGTATGCTGAACTGTACCGCGTCTTCTATTTCCTACCGCTTTAATAACGCGGCTGCGTTGAGTTCCCCACTCTCTTGAATCCGCTATGGAATCTGCTATTAAAGCAAAATATCTAAACGCGTCGGCCCCGTGATTCGCCCAGCTTTTTGCCGGTGTCTCTGAGAACGACTCGCTTACTTTATCGTACTTCTTACTATAATGCTCTAAGGCTTTACGCCCTAGTGATGTTTTCTCTTCGTCGAACCAACATCTTGGTAGAACCTCACGGACCGCCTCGATACCCTCCATAATAGGAAGCTTTGGGACGATCTCGAAATCTATTCCATGCTCCGATGCCGTCTCCCATCTGGACTTCTTATTGGACATTTCCTCCACGTTTATATCGTGGGGCGCGTAATGCTCCTCATAAGAATACGGCAAGCTCTTCACATGCTTAATCTGATTTATCAATGAACTCTCAACTTCTTCGTGGTAATCAATTACCCGTATTTCGTGATTGAAGAACTGAAAGAACCATATTGCACAAGCGTCTCGCTTACCTAAATCCCAGAAGGTGTATACTGGGAGACGCGGGTCGTAGGGTACACGGGTGAAACGACCTTCATTACGAAGCATTTCCATCTCCGTCGAATAATATGTCCCGACGTTCCCAGTAAGAAAGTTCGTATAATACTCCTGCTTTATCAACGCTTCTGGCATTCCACTCTGTCGATCCTCTTCGATAGCCTCCAAAGTAGGATATCCCGTATCGTCCCTAGTCAAATGTTGTAGGAACCAGTTTGACTCGGGTCGTATTGCTCGGGTATAAAGCTCGTAGAACTCGTTTGACATTCCACGAGGAGTCCCGTTGAACAACGCCCATCCGTTGTTCTCGGCTAATATTGGTCGGAGATAGTCCCAAACGCCCCTCTTGTGGATACTGAACTCAGTAAACACGATTCCGACAGGGTTTGTTCCTACAATCGCGTCAATGTTGTCTGAGCCTACGAGCTTTATTTGACTACCATTAGGGAGCTTTTGCCGCATATCCAACTTGGTTCGGCCTTGGTGATACATGCCCCGTATAAGGTCGTGGGGGACATAGTCCAAGAATTTCATTCCACCACCATCAGTCCCTTCCCAGATGATCTGCCGAGCCTGATTATAATAAGGGGCGATATAATAGTAAGTGCCCACTCGTTGCATCGCCTTCGCTATAACTAGGTTCCAACAAAATAAGTCCTTCCCATTTCGTCTAGGCCATATCAGGATGCCTCGTCTAAAGGCTTCCTGTATGCATACGTTCCAAGGAAGTATCTGGTACGGGCGATGATCGAACTTATAGGGTAAAGTTATATCCGCCATTTACATCTCCTACGTCTACCACCATAAATCATATGGGCTGGCGGCGACGGTTTTAATTTATATGGGTTCCATGTGGAACCCCTAGGCCATTTGACTCACCGGCCTTTGAGGTTATCTCGACCGCATTTACCGCAACGTCTGCTCCATCACCGACTTTGCTGAGTATCCGGACCGTTATGGCATTGTCACTGTTGTCATCTTTCTTTCCGTTCATAATGTTCGGGCGGTGTTTCTCTATAACTTCCGAGACGATCTTCAGACTCGACGCGTCATCTAAGTCCTTGACCGAGTCCAATAGGTGATCACACTTCTCAAGCATCTTTGCCTGAAGTGAGATGAACCTAGGAACTAATTCTGTCTGGTGCTTTACATCCATTGCTGCTAGACGGGCGCTTAGATCTTCTGTGCCCATTTCATCAACATCGCATTGTACCCAGCCTCCTTCTTTGATAGCCGCAAGAATGAGAGCTTCGGAAGTATGGTGGCTTGTAGATAGCTCCTTGATACTTGTGCCGAGGGTCTCATACTCATTTCGTACTAGCTTCCAATTCGTTTTAGCCATGATAGGTACTATCCTTATATAAGGGGTTCCACGTGGAACCCTTGTTTGTTGTATCTGCTTTTAATTATAATAACGAAGAGGCTCCACAATGGCATGTTGTGGAACCCCTCCGACCCAGGAGGAACGACAAACTAATCTATGAAAATGTAAAAATGCAGGGTACTTAATCTAGATTAAGTATAACAGATTTTCTACGGAATGTCAAGAGAAATATTACGTGAACCACCATAAATATCTCGGTCGTGATGCTTATTTTCTACGGAGGGGTTCCACGTGGAACCTATCGGCTCGCTGCGTGGGCGCCAAAAATCCGTTGTGAATATACACGGGAACCGATGAATGACATAAATTCTGAGATTTTCCGGGGTACCCCCTCCGGGAACAGATATACTACCATAAATTCACCTAAGTACGGAGCGGAACTGTTCCCCGACCGTGAACAATCGTACTCGTGTAGTAATATGATGATTCGGCTCACGTGCGTGTATACTATAAAGGAACGCGCGCGCGCGCGAGGATAACCCCCAATATATAAGGATGAGGGGTTCCACGTGGAACGGGTCCGTACTTTGTTCGACTTGCTTTTAATTTCCCATAAAATGCTTTTACGGCATTCAGTGTGTAAGCTACTGTTTTTATTAGATATATTACATTTTTGAGTTTAAAGGAATCTTTTCATACTTGGTAAACTGTCAGTGACCACCTAAAAAACACTCTTCATAGAATAGTTTACTGAAAAACCCATTTTTCCATTTTTTCGGTATAACTTTGCATAACTTCGGCGCTAAGTCATTGAAATCATTAGGGTTCTCGATGTTCCCCAAACAGGAACCCTCCATTTTTTTTTATGGAATTTTCCTTTAAAATCTGTGGAACCCCAAAACAGTAACATCAAAACATGGGAAATTAAAAGCAGGTCGGCTAATCGTTACTTAGTTATGCTTAATTATACCCTTACGATATGTAGTTATAGGCCAAAGTTACATAATTATAGGAAGTTGTGCAAAGTTATACAGGCCAAAAACCAAAAACGTGACCACTATTAAAATTAAAACCGTATAAAACACAAAGCCACGAAAAAACGTGAAAAAAGAGGAGGCTCCACGTGGAACCCCA